TTCGGCTCCCCTTTTTTTTATCTTTTGACAGGTAACTATGCCCTTTCCTACTTATGCTGTGTCCACCGAACTGGATGCTGTAAATCAAATACTTAGCTCAGTGGGACAGGCTCCTGTCACCACACTAGATCTCCAGAACCCTGAAGTATCTATTGTACTCAACACCCTCCGGGAAATCAACAAACAAGTTCAAGCTGAAGGTTGGATCTTTAATACTGAACGTGAATATGAGTTGGTTCCCGACAGTACGACTAACGAGATTGCTTATCCATCCAACATGCTTCAAATTGATACTAATGTTGAAGCACATAAAAACAAGTATGATGTAGTCCGTAGAAGCGGTAAGTTGTATGATCGTCTGAATCATACCTATACTTTTACTGATAGCATTAAAGCAGATGTAGTCTGGTTCTTTGACTTTACTGACGTACCACCTGCTTTTCAAGCTTACATTACTGCCCGAGCTGCACGTATGTGTGCAGTTAAAATGGTTGGAGACCGTGAACTCCAAGCACTACTTCAAGAACAAGAGATGATGACCCGAGCTGCAGCCATTGAATATGAATGCAATCAAGGTGATTATTCTATGTTTGGATTTAGTGATGGTCACAACTATTACAACAGCTATCAACCTTTCCAAGCATTGATGAGATGAGCACTATTACCCAACGGATACCAAACTTTTTGCTTGGCATTTCGCAACAACCCGACAACCGTAAATTTCCGGGACAACTTAAAGATGCTGTAAATGCATACCCTAACTATGCTCTTGGCTTACTTAAGCGTCCTGGTGGTCAGTATGTAACTGAACTTGACGGAGCTAGTTCTTCAGGCAAATGGTTTTCTATCCTGAGGGATGCTCAAGAAAAATATGTAGCACAGTACGATGACAACACTTTCCGTGTTTGGAGTTTGCTTGACGGCAGTCCGAGAGCAGTGGACATGGGTAGCAATACTGGTGTTCCTGGTACTTGTACGTTAGCTGACCTTAAGTCTACTCTTGCCACTTATAATACTGCTGTAGCTGATACTGCTACCAAGCTTGGACTGCTTAATGCTGCTCAAGCTGATTACGCTGAGAAACTGGCTGGTCAAGATGAAACAACTGAACTGTTGTTTCAAGTCAACTACAACTATCCATACGGTCAACTTGATCAATACCTAACCTCTGGTATTCTTGAGAATGCTTCTGGCATCTACACGGTTAAGAATGCTGACGCTGTTATTAGTGTTAGTGCTACACTTCCTGCAGGCTATGCTCTTGGTACTGAGTTAACTGATGAGCATCCATTACTTGCTTCTGAAGGTTATCGTGTCTACCAAGCTATTCTAACTGTTGCTGCTACTAGCAATGCTGGTGAACTGGCTACTGCTTTGGCTGCAATGAATACTGCACAAACCAACTATGATAATGCAGTAACCGCAGAAGCAACAGCTAAGACTGCTTATGACACTGAGGTTACCGACTGTGTTATCTCCGCAACACCGTCTAACGGTTATCTCTACGGAGCTACCGCTGATGACATTGAACTTCTGACTCTTAATGACTACACCTTTGTTCTTAACAAAGCAAAGACTGTAGCGTTGACTGCTGACACCAGTGCTGCTAAACCGAACGAAGCCTTTGTTGTTGTTAAAATTATTGGTCAAGGTCATTACAAGATCTTTTTAGATGGCGTACAAAGGGCTAGTGTAAATGGACCAAGCGATGCTGATGGGCTTGTAGCATCATTTAAAACAGCTATCAACGGTCAAACTTTTGGTTCTACTACCTTTACTGCAGAAACAGTTGGTCCTGGTCTTTACATCAGTGCTGATGCTGCCTTCACTATTTCAGTTGTAGGCGGTCCATCAGAAGACGCTTTGTTTGTTTTTCAAGAAACTACCCCTACCGTTGCTGACCTTCCCATTCAATGTAAGGATGGGTATGTAGTCAAAGTTGTCAACAGCATCGATATCGATGTTGATGATATGTACGTTAAGTTTGTAGCAGATTCTGGTGCTACTTATGGTGCTGGTGTGTGGGAAGAAACTTTAGCACCTGAGATTCAATATAAATTTGATCCATTGACTATGCCTCATCAGCTGGTGAGGAATGCAGATGGATCGTTTACCTTTGGACCTGTTGCTTGGGAAGACCGTTTAGTTGGTGATTTAGAAACTAACCCTAATCCTAGTTTTGTTGGGTCTAAGATTAACAACATTTTCTTTTATCGTAACCGCCTTGGGTTTCTTTCTAACGAAGCTGTTATCCTTGGTCGTGCCGGTGATTACTTTAACTTCTGGGTAACTACGGCGCTCACGGTTACCGACGATGATCCGATTGACATTACTGCGTCTTCGGTTCGACCGGTTAACCACCGTTATGTCCGTCCCATCAGTGTTGGCCTGGTGTTGTTCAGTGATACTGAGCAATTCATCTTGACTACTGATGCTGACATCCTCAGTCCTAAGACAGCTAAGATTAACGAGCTATCGAGTTATGAGTGTGATCCTTTGGTAGAGGCTGTTGCTCTTGGTACCAGTCTTGCCTTTGTATCTAAGACTCCGTTGTTCACACGTTTGTATGAGCTGTCTGAGATTGGTACTGATCGTCCGCCTGTGATGACTGAGCAGACAAAGATTGTTCCTGAGCTTATCCCTCAAACAACTACGTCGATGATTGCATCACCGGCTTTGTCTATTGTGTCACTGGGTACAACCGGTAGCACGACGGTTTATCAGTTCAAATTCTTGGAACAGGGTCAACAACGTGCGTCTGCTTGGTACAAGTGGGAGCTGACTGGTGAGTTGTTGGATCAATTCTTTGATGCTAACACTTACTACGCTACTGTTAAAGACGGTAACAACGTGTTTGTACAGTCTTACGATTTGACTCAAGCAAATGAAGAAGGATTCTTGACCCTTCCTACGGGTGAAAAGACTGATATTTGCCTAGATAACTGGTCTATTAATCCTTACCGGACGTACACTGCTGGTACTGATACTACCCGTGTCTACCTTCCTTACGATCACATTAGTGGTAAGACATTCTCTGTGCTTGTTTTAGGCGGCTATATAGGCGCTTCCAATGATGTGTCTACTGAATCGGTAGGGGCAGTACTTTACCCCACCGTACAGGGGACTGCAGGTGCCTATTACGTGGATATTGATGGAGACTATCGTGGGCGTGATCTAATTATTGGTTACATCTATACGATGACTGTTGAACTTCCTAAGTTCTTTGTAACCCAAGCTGAAGGTCAATCGGCTAAATCTGACTTTACCTCTGATCTTATTATCCATAGACTAAAAGTTTCGACTGGTCTTAGCGGTCCTGTTAAATATCAAGTGACTATTACTGGTAGACCTGAGTGGGATCAAACTATTGAAGCTACTGCTCCTAATAGCTACGACCTTAATAGTGTTAACATGTCTGCTGATGCTATTCACACCGTCCCTATTTATCAACGTAACGAGAACCTCACCTTTAAAATTATTGGTGATACTCCGTTCCCCGTTAGTTTGTTGAGTTTGAATTGGGAAGGTAAATACAACACTGGTTTCTATAGACGATCCTAATGACTGCATCCACCCGTGGTTTTACCTTTAAACCAGCTACCATTAACGACGTATACGAACTAACCAGTCAAATGCTGGATAGAGGTTTGCAAGATTTTGAAAGGGTAGGTCAACATCCTATCCTTTCATTGGCTTTGTATATCCATGAAGATGACTCTTACTTAATCTACGGACCTGATGGGAGTCTATATGGAGCTTACGGTGTGTCGGAAGATAACGCCGTTTGGATACAGATGACAAATAAAGTCAAAGATAATCCGCGCACAACCGTTAGATTCGGTAAAGCGTTAATGGAACATATAAACCGTCCTTATCTTTGGACGACTATTGATATTAAAAATACTAATCTAATTAACTTAGCTAGGTATTTAGGTTTTAAGGTACTACGGGTATTCCCAGATGGACCTGACAATGTTTACTCTATAGAGATTGTACGATTATGAGTGTACTAGGCTTTCAATTAGCTCAAGAAGGTGTTAGTTTAGCTGGTAAAGGTGGGGCAGTAAAAACTGCTGGTATGGCAATCCCTGGTATAGGTACCATGTTTGCCGCTGCTAGTTTTGGTTTGGATCTTTTTAACCAGTTTCGACCAAACCCAGCTTTGGAACAACAAGCTTACAACGAAGCTTACAACCGCACCATGCAGCGGTTTCAAATTGATGAACGTAACAGGCAACGTCAAGAGATTTACAAGCGTCAGCTTGAAATGGTTAGCAACCAACTCGATGCTAACTCTGTTGCTGCTTGGGAATCTTGGACTTCCGAACAAGTTCGTCTAAATGAAGTTTATGATAAAGCTGCACTTTTGTCTCAAGGCTTATTAAAGCAACTTGTTGAAACTCAAGGACAAGCAGCTGCAAGAGAAGTTTACGGTAAGTCTGCTCGACGTGGTGCTCTTGTATCTACCCTCGGGAATTACGGACGTACCCGTGCTCAAATGACTAAACAACTTGTCAGTGAGCAGACGGCAACTGCAAAACGGATGGAGAAGACTTACAGCAGTCTCAAGATTGCAAATGAACGTGCTATAGCTAGTATTGCTAATGCACCTGCAATGGAGATGATGCCTCAAACACCTTATACTGACTTTGCTCCTAGTCCTTTCCAACAAGGTCTTAAAATTGCACAAGCTGGTATTGGTGCTGCTATGAGTGGCTGGGATCTCACTCCAAAAGGTGACACATTCTTTGGTATTACTAAACCGGCTTAAAACAAATGAACGGATTTCAAGAACAACAGTTGTTTACAGGTGCCGCGCAAGTCCAAGGATTTGCACCTGAACAGGCAGTCGATACAACTATTGGCCTACGGGAAAGTTTTGAAGTTCAAAATAGGAATTTTCAAGCTCAAGTAGCTGCTACACAACGACAAAACGAACTACAACTTGAGAAAGATCTGCGTAACTATGAGTTGCTGGGACAGTTTGCTCCTAAACTCAAAGAGCTTGGTCAGTTTGCTGCTAAGGCATATCTTGATTCTCAAGCAGTTAAAGCGCAGGATGATGCAATTAAATTAGGTGAACTTGCTAGTTTTGGTATTACTTCTGCTGAAGAGGAGCAGTTCAAAACTTTAGAAACTCAAGCAAGTAAAGAAGGGTTTATTGCTAATGATGCAGCAAACGCTGCTGCTATGCAAGGTGCTTCTACTGAAGCTATTAACTATCTTAAATCACTTCCTAAGTATCGTCAGCTTTATGCTACTCAATACTGGATTCAACAAAAAGCTTCTGAATACCCAGAGTTTCATAGGAACTTTCTTCTGAGACCTACGCTTTATACTGATCCTAGGGACAACAGTCAGTTTACTGCTCAAGAGGTTGGTGTCGATAAAGTACGTGCTGGTATTGTAGATTCTGCTGCCCGAAGAGCAGCTTTGGTAGAGCAAGTAGGTATTAGTCAAGGATTCAACCCTAATAAAGTGTTGATGCGTCCTTTCTACCAATCTACTACTAAACAAAGTCAGACTTATTCGGGTCAGATTCAAGAAGCAAAAAATGTACAAGATTCCTTTAATATTAAAGCTTCAGCCAACCAAGCATTTATTACTGCTATTAAAGGTGATAATGCTGAAACTAAAGCCTTGAGTTTTAGTGCTTTGATTGCTGGCAACCGTAACCTTCGGGTTAATCAGAACGGTAAATACAGAACGTTGACAAACAACGAAGCTATTACCCAAGCTTATGAAGATGTTATCAACATGTATGACGGTGGTCACATCACTCGATTACAAGCTGAGAGTATCCTTAAGCAGGCAGTTAAACATGCTCCTGGTAAAAAGTATGGCGAGTTTTATCGTGAACGTTCTGAAAAGTTTATTGATGAATTAGATAAGATTGATTCTAATCGCCGTAAAGCTAAGAGCTTACAGCAATCAGATCTTAAAGATCAACTTAATAATCAACTTATTGATTTTATTAAAAACGAATGGGATGGTAACCCCGAAACTCTTCGTCAAGCTAAACAGGAACTAGTCACTGTTGCTAACCAGAATGGTATTTATGATTATAGTGGTAGCGTAGCAGATAGCTACATTACTACTGAGAGTCGTCA